ATATCCTTTGCATCCATTTGAAACCTCACTGTTTCCGGTGTGACCGTGATCACCTACCATCCGTGGTAGTACCGACTATTTTGACCGCATAGTTGCGTATTTATCCTGAAGTAATTTTAAACCTGTCCAGTCAGGTTACTACATCTTGTGTCATATAAATTTAATTAACACAATATATAGTTATTTGAACTTAGTATAGCAACAATTTCTACTAATGGAATAGGGACTGATCACTTAACACAATCCTTCTTGACCATCTTCTTAACAAGCTTCTTATCCTCTTTCTCATCAGAATGCTTCTTATTTTTCTCAGTGCGTTGTCCGCGCTTGGGTAGGTCTTTCTTCATTTCTTCTTCCCCTTACCTAAAACTCTATCCGCTTTAGCATCAATCTTCTCCTTAGAGGAGGCTGATAACTTACCCTTATGTTCCATCTCAGACGCACGAGCCTTAGCGTTCCTTGCGTGAGATTTATCTTCCATGGGATATTTACGCTCACCAGGCAAACCAAATTCCTTCTTGGGAATCTTCTTGCGCTTGGATGCATTTAATTTAGCCATGACGAATCTCCTCATCCTCTAAATAGCCATCCCACTCATCATCTACTTCATGATCCATACATGTCATTTCTTTCTCCTCTTCTTTCCTTCTCCAGCTTCTGAATATGCGATTGCAACAGCCTGAGATTGTGGTTTCCCAGCTTCCATCTCACGCTTCACATTCTCGCTAAATCCTTTACGACTCTTCGCCTTCTTTCCCTTTATCAGTGGCATTCTCGGCCTCCTTTAGACGTTCTTTAAGAAATTTTATAATCCTCGGAATATGGCCATGATCGATTTCCCTTTGAGACAAACTGTATGCCATATGCAAATTTGATTCACGCTTATAAACCGTAAGAACCACTTCAAAATCATCTTCTTCTGACAGCATTTTAAGTGGCAATACTTGTGCGGCATTCATTGAGAAGCCCCTTTAATAATGGTATT